CGGTGTAGGAAATATTGGTAGTTCAACAACATACTTCAACACTGTATTTGCCAAAGCAACATCAGCACAATACGCTGACTTGGCAGAGATGTATTGTGCTGATAGTAACTATGCCCCCGGAACCGTTGTTGAATTTGGAGGAACTGCCGAAGTTACAGCTACAAATGAAAGTCACAGTACTCGTGTAGCAGGTATTATTTCAACCAACCCAAGTTATTTGATGAATAGTGCTCTTGATTGCGAAAATGCACTCGAAGTTGCATTGGTCGGCCGAGTTCCCTGTTCGGTAGTAGGCACAATATATAAAGGTGATCGACTAGTGGCCAGTGGCTTATTTCCTGGTGTTGCTACCGCATTAGATATGCGTCAATACCAACCTGGTTGCATTGTTGCCAAGGCATTAGAAGATTATAATTCAACAGAACCTGGGGTAATAGAAGTAGCTGTAGGTAAAGCATAATGGAAACCAGATACAGAGCAGACTATGCCGGTGAATTTGTCGTTACCGGCTTAATCTGGAACGGTGGCAAAAAATCAGAAACTAGAGAGTGGATTGCCAACCCAATCGAGAATCAACACATCTCTGGTCGTGCGGCCTGCATTGGCAGTACCTTTGATCAGGGTACTTTTGATTACACACGCCTACAACGGCATCGTGGTGGGTTGTTGGGATCAAAAAAATTACAAACTTATGGAGTCGGTGAAATCGCCCAGCAGATGCGTTTGGATTTTGCGGTGGAGACCGACACAGCCAAGCTCAAAGCGATATTGAACTCCAACTATCAAGAAACCAACACAGTGTACACTAATCCAAGAAATTGTATAGCTTATCCTGGAGAATTTTATCTAATACCACAGAATCCAAACCTGCTAGACATTGCTCAAATATTATACCTGGCAGCCTTTGATGGACATCAAGAAATATTCATGTTGGGATACAATCAAGAAACACCAGTGGAACATCCAAATTGGACAAGCCATTGTCGTCGAGTCATGGATGCCTATCCGGGTGTGATATTTTATATGGTTGGCGAAAGTACCAACATGCCCAACGCATGGATGGAAGCCAACAATGCTAGAAATATTACCTACAGAGAATTCGTCAGTTACTGCGATGTTTGACCAGTGAGTTCCATGGTCAAAATCTTATCACGCACCGCTTCAAAATTTACAGTTGACCACAAACCAGGGTGCATGGGCCTGGGCCAGGTGCCGGAATCAATCCAGGCATAGCCAACATGCTCGTCGTTGAGCACCGGTATAAACTCCGTGGCCACACTGCAAAAAAATGTATGATAGGAAAATCCAGCGTCAGCAGTGGTAAATTTTTCTAATGGCACCAATCGTATATACTCGGGCATAACCCCCAATTCTTCAGTACATTCACGGGTGATACTGTCGATTAGGGTTTCGCCCGATTCGACCTTGCCACCGGGCAAGCCCCAGGTATTTGGATGCTTTGGATCATCTCGCATGAGATACAGATACCTGTGAGTATCTACACTATAAAACCAAACGCCCACCGCGGCTATAGAACCAGCGACCATTCGCCTCCCGCATATAGACCTTGATAACTCTTGACCCAGGCCGTGCCAGTCCACCGATATTGTAATTCTGTGGTAATGTTGGTTACATATTGTATATTGTTGGGGCTACTGGTACTGTCAAACGCTACAATCCAACGGGTGCCGTCATATTCAACAATATCATTAGCATGTGCCACAAGTGGTTGCCCGTCGAGTCCTTGCCACCTTGCTGGATTGTCTACATCAGGATTGTCAAAGGAACCAGTGGCTTCAGTAAACAAATACCGTTGATTGGTTGCAGGACCAGGCAGACCATCTCCTGGACCATTACGCAACGGATCAATGACAGCCAGAACTGGTGATAATGTGTCTGCTGGTTTTGTTCCTGTATTGATATTAAACAACAAAAATCGATCATCGGTTGGATCATATGACACATAGCCCATAACATCGGTACCGTCTGGCTGTTCTAATGTAATATAACTAATTCCAGATCTAAGTGTACCGTACATATTGACCACATTGTGCCATAACAAATTACTAGGTGGACTATCCGGCGGAGTTAGACTGATATTAGGCTCGTCAACAACCTGTTGTTGTTTTAGTACTTGTAATTTATTATTGATTAACAATACTTGATATCCGTATGGTGTAAACACCTGTCTTGTCCCTAACAATAAGTCACTGTTGGTTAACGCATTATTAAGGTCACCTTGGGCATCATAAACAGATGCAATAATGCGTTCAACGACACCAAGTTTTTTGACTTTGGCCGGTGGAGTAATCCACATTGGCAAGGTAAATGTTAGAGTAGCAACATCAATAGGATTGCCGGCATCAATAGGAATAGTTCGACTAGACCATCGAGCATCTTTAAGATATAGCACAGTTAAACTGGTCCAATCAATAAAATTATCTGTACTTTGTATTTCTAAACTAGGGTTAAAAAGTGTTACAATTTGTTCCCATAGTTGCATTTTTTGATTGGTATTACTAGTCCAAATATCTAAGGCAATGGTCATTTCGTAAGGCACTGGCATTAAGCGTTCAATGGTAAATGCATTACCCTGAGTAGTTTCGTAGCTGTTAGTTGATTCATCATAGGTGCGTTGTCTAACTTGTATGTTGCTCACATAAGTTGGGTCTTGTATTCTAGGACGATCGTATTTTAAATCTGTGATATAAAATGTCATCAAGGGAGTTGATGGCATGTCGTTGGCTGAGTTATTTTGTATAATGGTCTGTGCCTGACGACTGGCATCGCCATAGCGCACTGGCACACGGATTAGGGTATCTACTGAAGAGCCCGGTCCTTGGCCAGCTTCATTTGCGCCATATTCAACATCAAAGTTACTAAAAATTCTAGCAAACTGTAATAGGAAGCGCCGTATTTGGGAATCATAAAAATATTGAGCCATTTATCGTCCTGGGGGTCTTGGATTGGGTGGCAAGTGACCACCTTGGTCACCGTTGTCGGGTGTGATCTCCAAAATCTTACTCAAACTCTGGCGACTTGGAATATTACCTATGTCGGTTGTAGGTACTGTATAGTTGTTGTTAACAAAACCGGCCCGTTGTGTCAATGCACCATCAGCGTAGTCAAGATCAGTTCTGACATTGTCGGAGATGGCCAACCAGGCCTTGCCGTTATATCTAAATAATCGGTTAGGGAAATAATCCAAACGCAGGCAGTAATCGCCCATAACAGGGTGCGGTGGAAATTGCACACCAGGAGTAACTGGCAGGCCGTTTGGTGCATGGGTAGAACCCGTCAAGTATCCTGCCACATACCCAAATCCATTTGGACTAATACCTTCGCCCGGTTCCGTGCCATCTACTGTTGGTGCGGTCATATCCGCAGTTAGTCCTTTGGCAGCCGGCTCGCCGGTAGGGGTAGTTGGCACGATATAAAATTTAACATTGTCATAGCCACTGAGCGGGACATCATTGTAGGCCTGTGCCAACAAGGCATCGTTAATTTGTAAATCTTTTGGACGAGTTGACATCTTGTCGCCAACTGTGGTGGGATTTAGTATCTGTGTCCAGTAATTGGTGTCGGTAATAGGCGTTCCGGGCGGCACATTGGTCTTGGCCGTGTAATAGACATTGCCCGAATTGACTGTGGCACCGGCCGGATAAAAGTTGCCATCATCCCAAATATTTTCTGGTTCAAATGGTTGATTAACGATTTGGCTAAATTCTTGGGCGTTGACCATCGGCGTGGCCTTGACACGCCATAAATGCGGTAGCCAAGTTACACTGAAGCCCTCGGATGCAAAATTAGCATCTTGGATTACATAATAGCGCGGAAGGGCCTTGGGTATCGACTGATCCAGCGGATGATAATCTTTTAAATTCGGTACTTCAATAACATCACCTGACATGAGCTTGCGACCAAAGGTGTCAATCATGTCGTTATAGGCGAAATGTATAAAAAGTGTGTCGTTGTTTAAAAACAAACCAAATTGTGTTAGATCAAAGTCAACATCCTGTGTGCGATAAACACCACGCATGATAAAAACATCATTGTCATACACGCGATCACGATTTTCTAACAATAATAAATCCTCAATAAACAAGGGATTTGTGCTGTTGTAATTTGGTATAGTAGCGTCATTATTGCCGTTATCGGTACCGGCTCCTTGCGGACCCAGGTACTTGTGACAATAAATGTCGAGGCCTCCTACTGTAAACATTTCTGAGATAGTACGGTCAATAAATTGGTAATCATTCGTCCTATTAGGACGCCACATTGATAGTCTTGGCATAGTGTGTTATTTATCGGATTTAAGGGCCCGGCAATTATCCCCATGCCACCTACTGTAATTTGATAATCCTTTTCCGGCAATATTACAGTGCGTACAACTCCATTCTTTTTGAGTAGGGCTACGACCTTGCTCTATTAATTCACGAGCCAGGGTATTACCTAATAAATGATGGGTTCCGTTTTCGCGACGACGCCGGTTACTTTCTCTCTGTATTGCCCCACCTAAAAATGGATGAGTTCCTGATTCTACCATTTTACAAGCAGTATTACTTTGAAATCCTTCTCTTAAAAATGGATGATCTCCTCTTGCTAATCTAGCTTGTGAATGTTTACTTGCTAATTCTGATTTTTCTTTGGGGGATATACTCATGCGTTCTGACATTATTAAACACGCACCATAATCTCCTTGCGAAAGATGGATAGCATAGTGTTCCTTGATTGTGACTAACTTGAGATTATTGATGTTGTTATTATTATGATTGCCATCAATGTGATGAACTTCATAGCTACGGCCATCATGATCTTTTGGAATAGGACCGTAGTGTTGTTCGTAAATCTTACGATGATTATTAGGAGTGTAAATACTCATGCTGATAGTTCCTTTTCAACTGTTAGAGTAGTTGGGCATTGGCGTGCCGCGAACTACACCTTTATTTATCGCGAAATAATTCTTCTACGCGACGCACCGGATCTACTTCGGTTTCTGTGAGTTGCCCTTCTGAATCGTATACATTATGGATACTTGTTCCAGTTAGCACTCGTTGATTTTCAATGTCTTCGGCTTTCTTGAATTCTTCTGGATCTACATTGTATTTTTGTGCCAATGCATTCCTAATTTGTTCTTTTGCGTGTTCTTCTTTACGACGATGACCCCGTATGCTTGATTTTATAACAGGCCCTGCTGGATCACTGATAGCAATGAGATATTTTTTGACAACATCAGAATGATCTGACTTTTTAATTTTTTCAATAGTGGCCAGTTGTTCTTTTTCAATCATGTCCCAATCATACCCTTCATCCACTGTTTGGGCAGACTCAATTAAATCCATCATTTCTCGTAAGGTTTTCATAGTACATTATTTAGCACTTTAGCGGTTAGATTGACTAAGAATTCAAAAGCTCGTATAATTACGATTATGGACAAAT